ATTTCTCTACTGATTATGTATTCGATGGCAATGCTGCCCATCCGTATGAAGAAACAAGCATCCCTAGCCCCGTAAATACCTATGGCATTACTAAGCTAGCTGGTGAGCATTTCGTAAGGTCGCATTGTGACGATTACATTATAGCGAGAGTATCTGCATTGTTTGGTCGTTATAAATGCACAGCTAAAGAGTTCAACTTCCCTCAGATGATGATTAACAATTCTAAAAGTGGAAGGCTCACAGTGGTCGATGACCAAACTGTAACCCCGACATATACATATAACTTGGTTCAGCAGATAGATGAGATGATTAAGAGAGATATGAAGGGCTTGTTTCATGTAACAAATAATACAACCATAACTTGGTATGACTTCACTGTAATGATTATGAAGCAACTTGGATTAGCTGTTGATGTAATACCTTCTAAAACTAAACCTAGTAAGGTTAAACGTCCTTTATATTCCGCATTGAGCAATGCAGCACTTCGAGAGAAGCGTGTAGATATGATGTGGGATATTGATAAAGCATTGGAGCATTACTTAGATGGCATACACGAAACGATTCCAGAGTTTGCTAGATAGTCTTTCTGGATTGCCAGTGGATCAGGCTTCTCAGAAATTCATATCGGGCTGTCAGAAGATAGGGCCAGAGGAACGGTTGCGTAATCTGTATAAGGTTAAGAGCAAAGACGGTGCTATCGTCAACTTTGTTCCTAACCCTGGACAGATGAGATTCTGGAGTAGGCGTTCAAACAGAGATTTGATATTGAAGTCTAGGCAGATTGGTTTCACTACCTTTGCTTGCGTTGAATCGTATGACAAGGCGGTGTTCGAGCCAGGTTCTCATTGCGGAATCATGGCTGATAGGCGTGAGAGGGTGAAGGAAATTTTCTCGATGGTTCGTAGAACTCATCGTTTGTTTATCAAAGATTGGGGTGCGCTACTCAGCTTGAGTACAGATCTCAACAACCAGAACGAGCTGGTCTGGCATGATAGAGATTCAGCCGTAAAGGTGGCCTATGACTTCAAGGGATACACGCTTCGATACTTGCATATATCAGAAGCTGCTTTCATTGATGAGCAACGTATTACTGAGTCTACTGAGTCTATTCCTGATACTGGTCGTATTGTCATGGAAACTACTCCGAATGGTATGGGCGGTTATTTCTTTCATCAGTACCAGAGTGCTATCAGAGATAAGGGAACGTACAGGAAACACTTCTTCCCGTGGTTCGAGCATTACCCCGAACACAAAATAGAAGTTCCTGAAGATATAAGCTGGACTGTTAAAGAAGAAGAACAGCGTGGGTTGTATGGTCTAAACGATCAGCAGCTTACATGGAGGCGTTGGAAAATTGAGGATATGAATAGCGACGAGGAGGAGTTTAATCGCTTGTATCCTACCGATGAAATCAGCTGCTTTCTATCTGGTCGTAATCAGGTCTTTACTCAAGGCATCCTGAATCGTTTGAATAAGAATAAATGTGACCCAGCTTTCAAGTTGAGCCTAGTAGAAGATGGGCTTAACATTAAAGCCGAGGACGATGAGCATAGTGATTTTTGGATATGGCAGAAACCTCTACCTGGAGAAGTCTATGCGATTGGAGCTGATCCATCCGAAGGAATCGGAAAAGATTATGGAGGGGTCACAATCATTCGTTGTAAAACAGGACGGGTTGTTGCTGAAGGGCAGTTCCAACTTGAGCCTGACTTGTTTGCAAGGTGGTTGTACAGAGCTGGAAAGTTCTACAACCAAGCCCACATATGTTGCGAAGTTAACAACATTGGACATGCCGTGCTTCAAGCATTGGTTAAGCTCTATGGGAATCTCTATAAGCGACGAACCATTGACGAAAGAACCGCAAAGCCCACGAAGAAGGTTGGGTTCTACACATCTAAGGATAGTAAAATAACTGTTATCAATAATCTCAAGGCAGCACTGAGAGATGGTCAGACGCTATCTAATAGCGCACGTTTCATGCAGGAAGCTACAGTGTATATCAGAGAAGAAACTGGTTCTTATAATGCTCAGGCTGGAGCGCATGATGATTTAGTTATGTCATATGCAATGGCATGGGAACAGGCAAGATTACTTGGAACATTTGATGGCCCTAAAGAAGAAGATTTCGATGATGGCATGGCTATCAATCCATATACTGGATTTCTTGAGCCTTCAAGTGGATAAGGATAAAACATGGATGACAAGAGTATAAGAGCGAAAGAGCATTTTGATTGGTGGTTTAAAAACTCTGAATCTTTCACTCGGCCTTACTTTGAAAAGTTTTCTCGCTTGTTTAATATCTATCTAGCCAAGCAAGCAAAGTATGAGAATACACCAGCGTTCCAAAGAGCAAACCTTAAACCTCCGTATGCGTTCCAGCAGATAGAAACAATTAAGCCACAGATAATGGAAACGATTTTTAATGAGCGTCCATATCTGCAACTGCAAGGGCGTAGCGTAGAGGACGAAGAACCAGCTGAGATAATGACGGGCTATATCGACCAACAACTAGACGAGGTTGGTATCTATGAGAAGTATGATTCGTTTGAAAATGCGCTCCTCATATACGGTACTTCAGTAGCTAAGGTTCCATGGATAGTTAAAGAACGTAAGGTAAGGCGTAAAAGGCCAGTAGTTGATCCAGACTTAGGCTTAGAAGTTATGAAGATGGTAGAGGAAGTTGAAACATACTATGACAATATAGACTTTCAAGCTATACCTCTTACAGACTTCTTTCCTGATTGGAGAGCTACAAGCACAAATATACAGGACTTTGATTGCGCTCATAGAATGTACAAGAGCTTTTGGGATTTAAAAGATAAAGAGAGAAAGAAAAAAGAAGGAGCAAGCGAATACGAAGGCTGTTATATCCATCTCAATGAATTGAAAAATGCAGTGTCGCCAGACAGTGATGCAAAAACTGATGCTGGAGAATCCGATGAAGATAAGAGTAAAGAGGAAGCGTTAGACCAAGCATCATCTCCATCTAAAGGTCTTGAGAAAATCAAGTGTGTCGAGTGGTGGGGATTGTTTGCACCTAAAGCTGGTGGTCAGCCAGTGCCATATATTATAACTGTAGCAGTTGACTTCGGTATCGTTATCAGGTGTGAGGAGAATGGAGTTCCAGGTCAGCTTAAACCTTTCGTAGCTTCTCCTGACTATCCTGTTAATGGTGAGTTCTATGGCATAGGCGAGATTGAAATGATTGAATCGCTTGTGCATGAAGCAACGTCACTTCGTAACGCAAGGCTAGATCAAGCGAATATGGCATTGAATCGCATGTTCATCGTAGATAGAACAGCTGGAGTTAATCATAGGTCTATCTATTCTAAACCAGGTGGCATCATCTGGGCCAATGACATCAACGGTCTTAGAGAGTTACCACCACCTGAAGTTACTGGATCATCCTATAAAGAGATCGGGCAGATTGAGTTCGATATTCAGAATACCAATGCGACAATAAATGCTGGTCAGGGTTCGTCTAACTTTGGTAAGGCGTTCACAAAGACAGCTACAGGCGTGAACTATCTTCAAAAGTATTCTTCTAATCGTACAGCAGCTAAGATTAAGATTCAGGAAGCATACGTTCTCAAGCCGTTGCTTAGCTTGATGATGCATTATAACAGGGAGTTTGTATCTGAGGACAAGGTAGTTCGTGTAACGAATAAACCATTCAGCTTCTCAGAACTTCCTATAGAGGCGTTTGAAAGACAGTATGACTACAGGCGCATAGCGGTATCTGAGAAGGTTAACAGAGCCGAGAGGCAAGGCAACCTGTCTATGGTTTTTCAAACTCTCATGCCTTTCATACAAAGTTATCCGCAGGTCTTTAAGGTCAATAACTTGATAGGGGATTTCTTGAAAGAATTTGAGTTCAAGAATGTTGATAGGTATTTTAATAATCAGCAGTACGACCAGATGATGGGGCAACAAGAGCAACAGCAGCAACAGCAACAGCAACAGCAGCAGCAACAGATGATGCAAGCTCAACAAGGGGGAATAAATGGACAATCAGGAACAGGACAAGCTCCAATGGCTTAGAGAACAGAAGCAGGATTTGCTTACACAGCAAACTAAGATGATTCAAGCCAAGAGATTGTTAAAGAATAAAGATTTTCAATCATTAGTCATCAAGCAGTTGGATTTGGAGATAGATGCTTTAGTCAACAAGCTCTCATCTCCCTCGGACATATCATACAGTGGTGAGTCGAAGCTCACTGGTATTGAAGCTGTACGTTATCTCCAGGGGCAGATCAGGACAACTCGTGGGCTACGCAATTATCTTGGTAATATTATCCTGACAGCTGAAGAAGCTGACAAGCAGATCCAAGACATTGATGCTGAGATAGAAACTATACTTGGACAACCTGACGCTGACAACCAATAGTGGCTCGGTACAGGCTCCTAAAAGGAGGGTAACATGGCAGTAGATCAATACGGTAATCAGACAACTGAAATCATTGTTGGTGATGAAACTGAAGAAGCTCAGGCGGGTGAAACCGAAACTGAGATTGTTGAGGATCAAGCTACCGATGACGAAGCTCTTGAAGCCGAGGGGGAACAGGAAGAAGAAGCTGGACAGACTGAACAAGCTGAAACAGAAGTGCCAAAAGACCAATGGGGCGGTGATTATAATAAGCTCAAAGAATCTTACGAGAATCTGAGAGTCTATACTAATCGCAATAAGCAAGAGCAAGACCTTCGCTTAGCCAACATGGAAGGCCGTCTGAATCAGATAGGTAAGCCTGAAGAAAGCAATCTTCGACCTGATGAACTGTTTGAGGAGGGAGTTAAGAAGAATCCCTACGAAGCGGTTCGTAATGTAGCAGAAGAAACAACAGCAGAAACTAAGGCTAGATTAGCAATGATTGAGCAGAATCAGGCGTTATACGCTCTGAAGGACGCTGAAACAATGCTAACTGGACAGCATCAGGATTACCCAGACATGAAGCCAATCATGAATGAGCTTTATCAATCTGGTAAGTATAATCATTTGATTAATCCACAGAATCCTAATGCACCTGAGTATCTGGAGTTTCTTTATTTTAAAGCTAGGGAATCACAGAAGGGTGATCTTGTTAGCCGTGCTAAGAAGCAAGGTAGAGCAGAAGCTGCTGATGCACAGCGAAGCAAGAAAAAGGCTTTTGCTGAATCACCTAGTAAACCAACAGGATCAAAGAATTTCAAAGAACTCAGCCTTAAAGAGATGGAGGCCGAATTAGGATTGGCTCCTAATCGGAACTCTACTATTTAGTAGGCTGTAAGAAAGGGTATTGAAATGGCTACAGGAACAAACACAACTACTACTCTTTCCCCAAACCTTTGGACTTATTATAATAAGCGGTTGCTTTCACGTTTAGAAGATACTCTCAGATTGTATCAACTTGGCGATATGCGACCACTTCCAAAAGGTTACGGAAAGGTAGTATATTTTCTCCGTTACAATAACATGGTGATTGGTGATGCACAGACGCTAACAGAAGGAACAGTTCCTGATGATACAGCGTTGTCATCGGTCAACGTCACAGCAGAGATTGCACAGTATGGTAATTACACGAAGTTGTCAGACCTCGTGAGCCTTACTGCTGTTGATCCTATTGTGAACTCAGCTCTTGATATCCTCGGATACAATGCAGCTTTGAAGATGGATACTGTTGTACGCACAGAGCTTGATGCAAGTGGTGCTACGCAGTATGCAAATGCAAAGACAGCACTGTCCGATGTAAGTGCCTCAGATGTTTTGACCGCTAAAGAGTTTCTCAAAGCGGCTACTACATTGAAGTCAAACAATGTTCCTACCCGTAGTGATGGCAGCTATCTTGCTGTTGTTCACCCCGCCTGTTCGTATGATGTTATGAATGATACGGCAGTTGGTAGTTGGATTGATGTTAACAAATATCCATCCAATGAGAAGGTGTACAAGGGCGAAATCGGTAAGACATACGGTGTAAGAATCGTTGAATCCCAGAACATGAGTGTTACGGCTGTTGGTACGTCTGGTACTGCATCAGTTTTCAACACGATTGTAATGGGTAACGAAGCATTTGCTTGCATTGAACTTGGTGGTCAGAATCTCAAGACCTTCATCAAGCAAGCTGGTTCTGCTGGTACAGCTGATCCAATCGACCAGGTATCCACGGTTGGCTACAAGATGACTTTTGCAGTTAAGTATCTTGGTGGAGCATCTGCTTTCGATACTGATCGTATCGTGAAGATTAAAGCTGGAACGGCTTCTGGTATAACTTCGTAAGCGGTTATATCCCCCATATAACAACGCTTTCAAGACCCCTGCCCCCCTAAAAAGGGGCGGGGTAATCTTGGAGCTTGGAGAATTATATGTATGCTAGAGAATTTGAACGAGTGTTAAAAAAGAAAAACTATGGCCTGTGGGTAAATTGGGCTGGAGCTAAGCCAGATTATAATGAGTTTGGTAGCGTTGGATTATACTGGAACTCAGAATATGTGTGCGCTCTCCCGCTTAAAGAAATACCTCCTAAAACCATAACAGCCTTTGATGGTAAGATACAGGCTCGTAGTGCTGATGATGTCCTTTCAATTCTCAGGACAAGACATTTTATTTAGGGGGGATGTATGCCAAAGGTTGTCATGCTTCACAGCGAGTGGAATGGTTGCGCTCATTGGAGAATGTTCGAGCCAGCTAAGTTTCTCAATAGGCTGAAAGGTTGGGAGGTAGTTTACTTTCCAAAAGAAAAACAGCTTAAAGGGAATATTGATTACTATAAGAAAAAGTGTGAAGGCGCAGACCTTATAGTTAGCATGAGGGTTGATAACATCAAGTCAGTTCAGATGCTGATGGTATTACGTCATGTGTGTCGTACCCCGCTTGTATTTGAAACAGATGACGATTTCCAGAACGTAGATACAATGAATATAGCTGCAAGGCATTGGGATAAGCATGGAGAGCCACAGACATCTGCAACTTTGCAACTTGAAGAAGCTGATTTATTGCAGTTCTCTACATATCCTCTAAAGAAAACATTTGGTTACAAATGTAATATGCCTACTTGGGTAATGCCAAACCTTATCGACATAAAGGCAGCATCTAAACATGCATGTAAAAATGATACTGATGAAATTAGGATAGGATGGGCTGGATCAGCTACTCACTATCAAGACTTAAAGATGATACTGCCAGCTATTGAACGTATCCAAGCTGAGTTTAGCAATGTTAAGTTTGTATCAATAGGTATGAGATGTGATTATATGTACGAAGGAAAGCTAAATGATCGCAAGCTAAAAGACGGCTTTGAGTTTATAGAAGGTGGTGACTTTAGAAATTGGATGAAAATTCTAGGTGGAGCAAAGATTGATATAGCTGTAGTTCCGCTTGAGGACATCAAATTCAATGTATGTAAATCTAATTGTAGGTACTTGGAATGGTCATCTCTTGGTATTCCAGGAATCTACAGTGATGTATATCCGTACTCAAAGACAATCCGTAATGGTGAGAATGGGTTTAAGATACCAATGTTCTCTAACTTCAAACGTCAAGCTACGGATAGAACGCTAGATACATGGTATGAATATATGAAAGAATTGATTCTTTCAAAGAAGTTAAGGCAAGAGATTAGCAGTAAGGCTTACGACAATACAAATAAAAACTATTCCCTACAAAACAATATTGGCATCTGGGCTAAGAACTATCAAGAGATGATAGACCTTAATCTAGTGTTGCATGATATTGATGAAGCAGATGAAGCGTTAAAATCTGATGGAATAGATTTGGGAGAACGATATGCCTAGTGAAACACAAGGCTTTACTATTGATGAAATCGTATCAGATGTGCAAACGAGAATAGGCAATGATTCAACAGCGTTCGGAACTTTTCTAACCAACATGGCAAATGTAGTTCAAATGGAAGTTTGCAATAAGCATGATTGGTCTTTCCTTCATACAACTGGAACAATCGCATACACAGATGGAACTGGTACTTCTACGCTACCAACCAACTGCATAGATGTTGAAGATGTTGTAGATGCAACCAATGGTAGTAGGCTCAAAAGAGTTGAGCTTAGAGAGATAGATAGATTCGATCCAGAAAGAACTACTTCTGGTGAGCCTAAAAAATATGCTAGATGGGGCAACACTACATTATACTGGTATCCTAAGCCAGACGCAGATGGTACTTTCAACATTAGATTCAAGCAGCGTCCTACATATATGACAACTGGCTTGTATCCTACAGTACCAACTGAGTATCAATATCTAATTATGCAGCGTTTGTTCTGCATTGGGTTACAGCATGAAACAGATGATAGGTATTCTAGTGAGTATCAGATTTGGAAAGATATGGTAGCTGATGCGATACGTTCTGATATGCTTATGCTGGAAGGTGACGCTAGAATAAAATGGCCTCAAGAAGAAGGCGGTAGCGGTGGAGAAATAACAACCTACAATCAAGCTATAAGGAGCTGGTATGGTTGCTAGGAACTTGCTTGTTGAACGAAACTATCAGAATACAGGCGGTGCTAACACTACGGCTGCTGTCACTAACCTAGAATATAATCAAGCATCAGATATTAACAATGGCGATCTAACAACAACTGGCTCTGTTATAAAGAGGCAGGGTTATCGTCCATTGAACGGTATTGCTTGGAATAGTAATAAGATTAGACTCATTAAGGAATACGTTATCGACGGTGGTGAAAATCAAATAATAGCATTTGGTGTTGATGATACGAATATGAGTGGAGCGATAGGCAGCTTGTCTGGTTCGGTCTATGCAACTGGTTCATTCTTTGATGAAATAATATCATTGAGTAGTTTAAAGCGTCCTAGCTTTGTTCAGTTTGAAAGCACGTTCTTTATGTTCAATGGAACAGCTGATAAGACTTGGGATGGAACTACTGCTAGGCAGCTAGGGATTGATAAGCCTACAGCTAAGCCAGCTATAGCAAGCGTTGCAAGCGGTGATGGAGTAGCTAAAGCTGGTGACTACATTGTAGGTTACACATATCGCAATTCGACAACTGGTGCTGAAAGCAACCTATCTACGCTGTCAACAACTACAACCATAACACTTGGGCAGCTTATCAGGATTACCAATATAGGTGCCGGTGATTCAGATACAGCAGACCAGATAAGAATCTATAGCACTATCGCAAACGGATCACAGTTATTCTACGTTAAGGACGTAGCAATAACATCTACTACAGCTGATATAGCGAATGACCCATTATACGGTGATGACATTATCATCGTGAACGTCCTAGCGGAATGGGATAACGATTTACCTCCAAAGTCTAGCGTTGCTCACAAGATTGCTAATCGCATATTTATGCGTGATGAAGATCATAAGAATAACGTCTACTTCACAAAGATATCTACACAGCACGGAGCAATGCCTCAATCGGTTCCAGAGGAGTTCTATGCTGAGTGCGATCCTGATGACGGTGATGAGGTTCTGGGGATTAACGATGCCAATGGTATCCCTCTGATATTCAAAGAGCGTTCATTTGGTAGGTTATTACAGACAGGTCGTGACACCTACACATATAAGAAAGTCGCTGACATCGAGTGTCTAGGCCATCATTGTATAGCCAAGCGAGAGCAGAATGTAGTTTGGTTGAGCAGGTCTAATTGTTTTATGAGTGATGGTATGTCGGTTGTAAAGATTGGTGATAACATTGAAACAACTATTCGTGGGCTTAACTTCACATCTGGTTCTAACTTCTCAGGTATATTAGTTTCAGATAAGCAGCAGGTTCGGTTTGCAGTATGTGATGATAGATCAGGAACTGATGGCGAAAGCGATATGGTTCTAGTAGGTGACTATAAGCAACAGCAACCACAACTGGCTTGGACTTTCTATCGTCCTAATGGTGATGACCATCCTTCGATACAGGCTGCTTCTTGGGGTACTCGTATCGGTAGCGATAATGCAATTCAACAGCTATTTGGAAATGCTAAAGGCAATGGGTTCTTATATCAAAGTGGTATAAGCTATACTGACAAAGAAACATGGGATGATTCCTATGGAATTTATTGGGAGTATATTACTCGGTGGGTTGACTATGGAATGGATGCTACGAAGTTATACAAATATGTTAACGTGAAATTAAACTCAGCTACTGGTGGCGTGTCTACGTTATTTATAGGGGCGCAATATGGACTCGGAGATACTACAATAGCAATAAAGGATATTGATCTAAACACAGGCCAGCAAATATGGGCTGATGAATCCACATATATCCAGAGCTTT